GCGATTAACCAACCAATCAATGCCTTTTTCTTTCCACTCACCTATCTGTTCACTCTTGCTGAGTTTTGCCTTTTTTGCCATTTGTTTTCTCCTTTCTCTCGTAAACTAATGGTTTCTTGATTTTTTGCTTCTTACAAAGGAATCTCTGTATCGTCTTGATGTTGCATCCGATAGCATCCGCAATCTCTCCCTGCGTATAGCCGTTGCACCACTGCTCGTATACCCATTCCTTGTCTTTCCAGTCTAATAAGCTCTTCCCCATCTGTGCCATCCGCTCACCTCGTTATCATGAAAAATCCTGCTACCACTGCGAAGATGGTCAGGAAGACCTTTCCGCACAGCTCATATGCAGGCATTCTCCAGTCCTTGCCTTTCATGCAGAGCTTGATCGCTTTTCCGGCATCTGCGAGCATTGATACCGCCCACAGGTCAAGCACTGCGATTATAAGTAACCACCAGCCAACATCGATTTGATACATCTTCATCCCTCACTTTCTACCCACTGCACATAGCAGTGAGTGCCGTTCTGCTCCACCCATTCGTAACAGCTCTCCAGCGTTGTACCTGTGTATACATCCAATACCTTCCCGGTTTTGACTCTCTCACCGCCTGTATCCTCACACTCGAACACCCCTATATATTCCATGTCTGTGGTGTATAGGATGCACGTCTTGCCGAAATAGGCAGGATCATAAGCCACCATGCCATACCTTGCCGTCTTGCCTGTTGCGGTCTTTGCTCCCTCTTTTGCGTAGTAGACCGTTGTCCGAATGAGTGGCAGGCTTCCTGTGACTTCGTCCTCTGCTGCCACGGTAAGGGGCGATAGCATCAGCAGGCTGGCAATTATTGCAAGTATTTTCTTCATCCGCTCACCACCTTTGCCCGAAGCTCTATCAGCTCGCCAAGATCGTCCATAATGGCTTCGTGGTATTCAGCACAGGCCGTGAGCTTTGACTTCATGGCTTCGCTCTTCGCCCTCTTCGCCCTGTACCTGTACTTCCTTGCCAGCCGGTACTCTTCGCTCCGTCTGTCCGATGTGGTCATATTCCCTCCTATCTGCGTGGTGCCGATTTCACCACTGCCGCTATCTCTGTGTCTGTCATGTTCGTGTACTCAGCCAGAGTACGGAGCCTGCCTACTGACATGGTGCCCGGCTCCCTGACATTCTTCTGCAGGGTTGCCGGCTGTATGCCGGTCCGTCTGGCAAGTTCGGAAATGCTTGGGATGTGCATCCTTACCATTGCCGTCATTATGATTTCCCATGATTTCATAGGCTTCCTCCTTCCTTATCATGACGCCACCGCCATCCAGCCTTTGACGGTTTCAAGCCGTTCCTTGCAGTCCTTGTATATCTGCTTGTAGTGGATGCCTTCTGCCATTTCATCAAGGACAACCTTGGCAATTATGCGCTCCATCGTTGAAAGCTCGTTCAGCTGTGCGTTCGTTGCACTGTCTCTTGTGGTGATTCCTGCCATCTTGTTGGCGAGCTTCGTGTATGTCATGTAGAGCATATCTGCGTGACCGCTTCCCTGTTCCCTGGCATACTCCACCAGCTTCTGAAGTACATCCGTCTCACCTTTGCGGATGAGCTTGCCCTGCTGTCTTGTCTCAATCCAGACGCTCGTTTGCTTTTCGGTGAGGATTTTCTCCATCTGGTTGAATGCGCTGATGTATTTCAGCTTCCATTCCAGAGCCTTCTTGCCCGTGAATCCCATTACCAGCAGGGAGAAGCCGTCTCTGTTCATCAGATACTTTAGATACCTTTCTCCATTCTGCGGATGCTTGTACCATGTCTTGAAAAATAGTTGGGGGGTCTCCTTATTTTTGGGGATACCCCCTACCAGCTTTTCAATGGCTTGCATGACATTGTCGTGTCGTTTTCCGAACATTTCTGCCACCGTCAAGCTGTCCGTGAGTGCCTGCTCGTTTTTCAGATAAACCAGCTCGTTCATTCTGCCTCTCCTTTCTGCTTCTCGAATAAGATGTCATCAAGCGACACTCCGAAGATTTCAGCGATTTTCTTTGCGTTCCCGATGGAGATTTTTTCGGGTTCGGCTTCCCAGTTCTGATAGGTGTTGACATGGATACCAAGTCTGACCGCCATATCTTCCTGCGAGATTTCCTTGGCTCTTCGCCAAGCTCTTACTGTCTGCATTTTTCTTGTCCCTCCTTTCTTGTGTTCAGTCTACATTTTGTAGACTATGTTGATAATAGTCTATGTTTTGTAGATTGTCAACAGTTTTTTCTATGTTTTGTAGATTTTTTTGTTTTGTCTATGGTAAGATGTAAAAAAGGGAGGTGACGCTATGAGTATAGGAAGAAGCATCAAAACATTACGGATTCAGCGCAATATGACGCAGGGTGAACTTGCTGACAAGCTCAATGTAACCAACAAGGCAATTTCTTCTTGGGAAAATGACAGAACAGAACCTAATATGGGAATGATAGAAGCCATGTGCAAGGTTTTTCAGTGCACAAAGACAGAACTGATCGATGGAATGATTTCGGAACCTTCAAAAGACAACCACGAAAATGCTGACCTTATGGATAAAATCAATAAGCTATCACCAACACAGAAAAAAGAAGTGGTGCGTTATATCGATTTTATTCTAAGCAAAACTGATGAATAGAAAGAAGGTGATCCTATGGCAAAGGCGAAGAAACTGAAATCAGGAACATGGCGGGTGCTCGTTTTCTCACATTATGAACAGGTTGACGGCGTGAAGAAGCGCCGGTATGAGTCTTTCACGGCTCCCACAAAAGCAGAAGCCGAGCTGAAGGCCGCACAGTTTGCGAATAACAAGGACAGGGTAAGGTGCGGAAAGCTGACAGTGGGTGACGCTATTGAGCGGTACATCTCTTCCAGGAAGAACACTCTCTCCCCTTCCACGCTGAAGACATACCTGGCAGATTTTGAGAACAATACCGGCATGATAAGGAACATACCCATAAGCAGTGTCACCTCCGAAGACCTGCAGCGTTTCGTGGATGACCTCGCCGGACGGCTCTCCCCCAAGTCGGTCAAGAACGCATATGGGCTCGTCCTGGCATCCATACATGTCTATTCCGATAAAGTGTACCGGGTGACGCTTCCTGCCCGCATTCCGGCTGATTTCGACATTCCTACGGACAAGCAGATCGCACTCCTTATGGACAACGCCACCCCACGCTTAAAGCTCTGCATAGCACTTTCCGCCCTCGGAACGCTCCGAAGGGGCGAGATATGCGGACTTAAGTACAAGGATGTGCTCTACGACTTCAATGCCGTATATGTCCATTCTGATGTGGTCATGGACGCTGACGGACGCTGGGTGCATAAGGACATGCCGAAGAACAGTTCTTCCATCCGCCGTGTCCAGCTCCCTGCTGCCGTCATGGATCTGATCGGGTGCGGAGAGCCGGAAGAATACATCTACAAGGGCACGCCCACATCCATCACGAACAAGTTCTGCAAGCTCCGTGACCGGCTGGGGATGAAATGCCGGTTCCACGACCTTAGGCACTACTCTGCTTCGATAATGCACGCAATAGGCATTCCGGATCAGTACATCATGGCTCAGGGTGGCTGGTCAACGGACTCCACTCTCAAGGCCGTCTACCGGAACACCCTTTCGGACAAGCAGAAGAAATTCACGGAGAAGAAAAATTCCTATTTCGACAAAAAGTTCTTCCAGAACGGCTGAAGAATAAAAAAGGGGGCGGACATGTTCCGCTCCTTTTTTCGTGTTGCATTTCGTGTTGCATTTTTGTTAATTCCGGGTCATTTTTTAGCATTTTCAGTTAGTTTTGCTAACTGACAGTTAGCACGAAAACCCTTGATACATCAAGGGTTTTCGGTATTTTCTGCATTTCTTGAAAAATCGAGGTGACAGGATTCGAACCTACGGAAATACCGGCACAAAACCGCATGGTTGACGGATTTGTCAGGAATCCGTGTTGCATTTTGTGTTGCACGGCTTTTTTCACGAAAAAAAGGGCACCAGCACAAGCCAGCGCCCTTTCATATGGGGGAACCAAAATGGATGGTTCACAATAATTCACGCATCTTGGCAGCGCTCTTTGCTCCATAGATGCCATCGGCTGAAAGGCCGTATGCCTTCTGCCATGCTTTCAGGGCGGCAGTAGATGCCTTCCCGAAAATGCCGTCTTCCACAAGGCCGCAGCCGAACCGGTTGAGGTTCTTCTGGAGAAGCTTGGCATTTGCTCCTTTGCTTCCCTTTTTGACTGTCGGCACTGCGATTTCCATCGGTACCGGATTCGGATACTGTGGCTGAGCCGGTGCGACTCCGAGCCGTTTGTTTACCTCTGCGGCTATGCTTCCGTGAAGGTTGTACAGGTAGTCGCCAGGGCAGGCCTTGTTGGCAAACCACCTATGAACGGACATATTCTGTACCGATACCTGTCCGATCAGGGACTTGTCAGCCTTCCACTTCAGCTCCTTGATGTTGTTCCTTTGGCACACATCCACCAGAAGCGCCACAAGGGACTCAATGGCCTGCGGTGATACATGCCAGTCGGGCTTGCCGCCGTCATTGGCTACCTCTATCGTGATAGCCCTATCATCATTCTTACTGTTGGAAGTACACCAGCTCCGGTATTCTTCCGGCACATAGCAGGCAATGGAACCGTCCGAGCCTATGCCGTAGTTGCTGGAAGCCTTTTTCGACTTCTTGGCAAAACTGTTCCCTATGGCCACGATATTGCCGTTGCATGCCATACAGTGGATGGAAATCGTGTCGATTTTGGATGTCCTTTTGCTCTTATTCGGTGATACTATCGTCACCTGTGCAAGGCTGCTCACTATCATCTTCTTCTTCCTCCTCTTCTTCGAAGCCTTCCGGGAACTCTTCCCAGTCCTTAAGGTCTTCTTCATTAGTTATCAGTGGAATCGGGTTCTTAATTGCTGTCGTTAGCATTGTTTACCTCCTTATCGACTACTTCTTCCGTCTTCTTCTTCAGCAGTCTTACCAGCTTGAGAAGGAAAGGCGGAAGCTTCACGCCTATGTCACGGATATTTTCAAGTATGCTTATCATTTCGTTGAAGGAGAGCCAGAGTGCGACTACTATCGCCACTATGAATGGCTCCATGAATCCCGGACTGACATATTCGGCGGCATAATTGATGAGTATGTCAATCAGTGCCCCTACGCCTACCAGAAGCAGCATGCAGACCTTCTTGGCGATTCCGTTGAGTCCTTTGTATGAGTTCGGATGTTCGCCCCTTTTTGGCGCCGCCATGAGTCCCGTTAGGTAGTCCACTACATTACATGCCAGCAGCACATAGATAGGTATTGCCAGATGTCCGAGAAAAGCAGACAGTGCCGTAAAAAAAGCGACTACTGCCGCCCTTATGACTTTTGCTCCTGCTTCATTCATATTTTTCTCCTGTTATCTCTTCATATTCGGCAGCAGTTATCCAGGGATTGTCCTCCGGATTGGTTACCGCATCCCTTACCCTTTTCTTGTTCCATAGTCCGCTCCGGTAGAGCTGTTTCACCTTCTCAAAGTTCTTGCTGTGCATTTTTCATCCCTCCTTTATGCGTCAATGTCCACATCCGTCATCATTGCCAGGTACTCAAGGTCAGAACGGATTTTCGCCATGTCCTTTTCGTACTGTGTCGGCTCCCTGAGAATGAAGTACCATTCCTCTCCCACCGGCTGGATCTGTACGAGTATCATGTTGTTGTAGATCTCCTTGTGGTCGCCGTACTCAATGACCACTGTGCTGAGTCCGTCCACGAACATGGCCTCTGTTATCTCCGTCTCGCTGACGAAGTTGTTTCCGTTCATGGTGAGATCCGTGATCTCTTTGCCATTAGATAGTTTAATTTTGATTTTTTCCATTTTATCCTCCTTTTGAACAGTTCTTCATACAGATCTATCAGGTTCACTATCTGCCTTGCAGACATTACTGTGTAATTGTCGGAAAGCCAGCCTTTGAAAGCGTTCTCAATATCTTCCTGGCTTATCCGTCCGGCTTCATGAAGGTGCTTGTAGGCTTTCAGCCTCCGCCTCTCCCTTGTGACGGCCTTCGGGTGTATCTGCCGTATGATCTTCCCGGTTTCCGTCATGCGGTACTTGATCTGCAGGTGTCGGAAGGGTGTCGAGAGCTTCGAAATATAGGTCTTGTTGGGATGTACTGTCAGCCCGATCTTTGACGCTTCGCCCGATATCTTCTCCCTGAGCTCCACAAGGTACTCACGGCTTTCATGGATACAGTAAAAATCATCCGAGTACCTGCCGTAGAACCTCTGCCCTTCGACAGTCTTGACCAGTGTATCAATGCGGTTGGCAAAGCTTATCCCGACATTCTGGGAAGGCTGCCCTCCGAGATTTACACCCATGCCGTCCGGCAGTATGGTCTCAAGAAGCCATTCCGTATCAGCTTCAAGCTCAGGATCCTCAATGCCCATAAGCTCCAGCATGTATTCTCTTGCCTTCTTCCGGTCTATGCTCCCATAGTAGTTCTTGAAGTCGCCAAGAAGGATATATCCGTCATTGGATCCGTTCCGGCGGTAGAACTCCGTAAGGTGCTGGATGAACCTCCTGCGGTGGAATGCCGTACCTTTGTTCACACGGCTGGCCGCATTGTCATGGATGAGTCGTGGATCCATTCGTGGTGTCAGCATTTCATCACACAGTAGGTGGTTTATTGTCTTGTCCACCGGCGGTATGCTTGTCACATTCCTGACCTTTCCCCTTTCCCTTATGACGAACTTTGTGCCTTCTTGTGGTGTATAGGAATGGTCGCCAAGGCACTGCTGAAGCTTTGCCACTTCCAGCAGCATGTTCATTTCAAATAGTTGTGATCCGTATTTCCATTTTGAGCTGCTTATCGACTTCTTAGCAGCCTCGTACAATAAATCTGCATCTGTATACATAATTCAAAAAACCACGCTTATAGGACTACCAGCCGTAGCTGAGTCCGTCGCAGCCGCTATTTACCGTTGCCGGAAGGATAACCGCTCCTTTCCCATTGCCACATCTGGAAACTTTGTCCGGTGATGTGGCTGTGAAATCACGCCGAACGCCCCCTGTATTTGAAGCGTTGTTGTTGTTCGCATTTCCATTATTGTTCACATTGCCAAACGCAGAGCCACTCAGCGGTTACCCTAAGCCTTCAAGTTAATCTTTCAAATGTTTCAGGAATCGGTTGTCTGACTGTCTAAGTGCTTTCAGCAGGTTGAACTCCCTTTCGATCTCAAGGACTATCTGCGTATACCGGTTCTTGTTTGCCGGAACCATCTCGACTATGGCCTGAAGTTCATCCTGGAGCATGTTGCAGCACTCAAGGGCACGATCCATTTCAAGCCGTCTTTCGACAAACTCTGCCCGGTAGCTCGGCCATATGGTATTCGCTGCCCTTAAGTGGGCGCTTATACCCTGGGCAAGGTCAAGGACTCTTTCCCTTTCCTTGTCTATGAGCCATTCGGGCATGGTATTGTTCTTCGTCCCGAAATCGGTCAGCAGTTCCCTTACTATCAGCCGTCTTATCTTGTAAGCCTGATGCTGTGCTTCAAGCTTGCTTTTGCCTCTTTCACTTTTCTTTACATTAGACATATCAATTCTCCTTCCCCGGGGGACAAGCCCCCGGGGATTGCCGATTACCCGATGAGGAAAGCACGCCGAACGCCCCCCGGAGTTGAAGCGCTGCTGCCGCTCGCAGCTCCATTAGCGCGCACAGAGCCAAACGCAGAGCCACTGATGACATCATCACACCAGTACCATGTTCTTTCCTGGGTTGTCTTATCCCTTGCCACTATCGTTTCCGGCATAGCCTGGAAGAGCGAAAGCTGACGCTCACGCAGCAGTGCGTTCAGATACTGACCAGTACCTTCTGTATATCCCAGCCCATGCCCCATTATCTGGCAGATGTTCAGCAGGGCTGCCTTCTTATCGATATATGCTCCGCCGCTTGCCACATTGTTGCTGATGGCATTGGTCAGGTAAAGTGACTGTGTCAGGATGTGGCTTTCACCAAAGTCGGCATTCAGCTCCGACTGTATTCCCGGAAGCGTAGTCGTATAGATCAGGGAAGCAGTTGCACCTCCGGTGGTGACATTTGTGGTCTGGTGCTGTGCGGTATGGCTTATCTCATCCTCTACCACAAGCATGTGGTGGCTGGTCTGCTCCGGAGAGCTTTTGCCGAAATAGTAGTCTGCATCAGCAAACCAGTACTTTCTTCCGCTGGCAGCAGTGTAGTGCATTCCTACATGTACCTTGTCGAAGGTACCGTCTGCGATGCTTGCCCACATTTCGTCCGTAATCTCCGTGATTTCCTCACGGAATGCCAGCCTGTTGGCTGCACCTGATCCGGAGCCGAAGAGCTGTTTCAGCAGTGCCCTGTGGTTGTTTGTTCCGTCATCCAGGATGACATTCTCCGCATCCCTTTTGACCGGTCCGGATATCTGTGCGAGATCCGAAATTCTAAGATCGCTCATTTTGTTTCCTCCTTTTTATGCAAAGTTGAATTTAACAGTCTGGTGAACTACCAGGCGGTCATCCGTGTTAACTATCAGCCTATCGCCGTCAGCATTCAGTACAAGGTTTGAACCTATTCCGAGAGAGCCCTTTGCTATCTCTTCATAGACCTCATCCTTTGCGTCCCTGATAGACAGATCTATCTCATCAAGCACTGTGGTCTCCCTCCAGAAGAGCTGGTCGAAAGCACCGCCTGATGTCGCCTTTATGCACTTTTCAAGCTTATTGTTGTAAATGCAGTACTGTTTCGGTGAGTATGATGTGTCCGGATCGTATGCGTCCGGTACTCCTATCTGTGCCTGAAGTATCTGTATCAGGTTCAGCAGGTGCGTAGCCGTCTCGGTATCGAGCACATCATGCATTGACGCAACCCACGCTTCGAAATCCGCCTGCTCATCATCCATCCATGCAGTGGCATCAGCCTCGAAATCAGACTCGAAATCTTCTATCTGCTCAACATAGTCGTTGTAGTCAGCCACTATGGCAGTGGAATATTCAGCCATGAAAGCGTCAAGCTGAGCCGTAAGCGTTGCCCAGTCTATCTGCGACACTGTGCCTTCCACGATGCCGCAGAGCGTTGTATCCGTCCTTCTGTCCGTGATATGGCTCTGTGTGATGGTGGTCAGCCCCCTTGTCACGCTGATGTCTGCCAGTGCAAGCTCATATGTGTCGGCAGTCCTTACAAGCGCCGGCGCTTCAGGACTTGACGAAGGTGTGCCCTTCTTCCAGTCAATGACCATCTGCCTGTTGGTAAGGTCCCAGCGGAGCACTATCCGGTCTATGCGGTCAAGCGATCCGTCACCCACATCAATGGTGATCACATGGTCATCCTGATTCCGGAAGGCATAGCCATTGATGAAGCCGAATCCAGCTTTGACAGCCACATCCATGTCGCCATTGGCGACCACCATGAGTCCGTTGGTAGGCTTCGGGAACACTCCATTTCCGATGAATGTGGAAAAATACCACGCCCAGTCCTCAGCCTTGTACACCCGGTCATGGTCCACACTGTTGAACGGTAAGTAGTTCATTCTTTTACCTCACTTTCTTGATTTTATCCAGAAGCGTGGGAGCTGATTCGCCGAAGATGGCTTCTATCAGCACCTTGCCGCTTTCGTATGTCTGCGTGATGGCCGTGATCCTTGAATTGATGGTCACGCCCCACTGCCTTTCTACGCATGTCACCCTGTCCCCCAGGTCGAAGTCTTCCTTGTAGTGCAGGTTCGACATGGTATTTATGGAACTGTTGAATGTATAGTTCTCTATCATTCCGTCAAGCTCTGTCTCGCCCCGGTTCGCCAACATCTGCCGGTACTTGGCAGCAGGAATGTCAACGACCTCTCCAGAACTGTTCTCAGCCGTCCGCTGGATGTCAGAAGCGTCCACAAGTACTTCCTGAAGGTTGTAGCCGGTTGCAGAGCCTCTGTCCACCTCCACTACTTCCTGCACGTTCTGTGAGTCTGCTGCCCCACGCACAAAGGCATGGTTCTTCTCGTTGGAAGTATCATCCTCGAACTCCTGGGAATTGACATTCTCGAAATCCCTTGAAAAGATACATGGCGGGTTTCCGTCTTCATTGCCGTTCGTAAGGTTTCGCCCTTTGTACAGATAGAAACCGAACTCTTTCAGCCTCTCGCATATCAGGATGTCATATCCTATCTTGCCGCTCTGGCATACATCCCTGACTTCATCGCCCAGGGCTTTCAGGGATTCGTTGGAATACTTGAATGTATTGCCCCCAAGGTCTTCCTGATCCAGTACTGTAAACTGCGGAAACTTCCTTGCGGTGCTCGCATTCGTTCCCACATTCCTTGATATCAGCGCATTGACCACCTGCTGGCATGTCACATCTTCAAGGACTATCTGCGGATTGATGACACGCTGGTTCAGCCATGATGATATGACCGAACCCCTTGCCTCTATCTGCTCCTGCCCCTTTTCATTGTTCGCATACCTGACATAGGTGATCTCTGCGCCCCTGCGCCAGACATTTTCGGAAGAATCGACATAGTCAAGGTATTCATCATGCTTCACGACTATGTTTCCGACAGAAAGCAGCGCCCGGTTGTTGTTCGTCATGGGGGCAAGTATCTTTATCTCACCCACGCTGAAGTACCTTATGGTCCAGATAAGGGAAGCGATCTCGTCAATGGTTCCAAGGGCATTGAGCTCTTTATCAAATACTCTTACATCCATGCCTTATACCCCCAGATACTTCTGTGCAAAGAACACTGTAGCCTCAAGGTTGGAAAGTCCGCCGTCAGCGTCATACCGGAAAGTATTGTCGCCTATCGCCAGCTGCATGAATGTTGAGTCAACATCCATGTACCGGTAGAGGTTCGTCTCAACTCCGTTCCTTAAGAGCGTTATCCCCTTGTTGCCGTAGTTGGTGTCTATCGTGACGATATCACCGCCCTGCATGGTGTAGTTGATTTTGATGTATTCCCTTGTATCCACATTGAAAAGTGACGGATTCACGACCGCACCGAGCGCCCGGAACTGTATCCTCATGCCGGTATCGACATGGCCTCCGTTGTAGACAGTGACCACAACGGACTCTTCATGATGCCCGAAGATCATGTCTTCATCATCATCCCTGTCTATCTCACAAGGGAACTCCCAGTCACCTATCCAGCTTGCTATGTCTTCCCTTATCTCGGCCTCATCCCTCCAGAAGGGATCCAGGCAGCGGAACACTATGGAAAACTCTTCGGTAAGCTTCGGGTGCGTGAATCGTGGGGTTTCCTTTACCTTTGCCCCTATCTTTTTCACATAGTTGCCGTAGAAATAATAGAGAGTGCCTTCAAGCTCCGGATTCAGGATCCTTACCATGTCCCTCCGGAGCTTCAGGTATGTGTCCTTGCTGGTTTCCTTTATCTTGCCGTTCAGCTCCACATCACGGGGCTCTATGCGGTTGCCGACATATGTGTCGCCATTCTGCCCCATGGAACCGGTGGAATAAATCGTATTGGTGATATCGGAAATGCCGGACACATCCTTCTGAACATTCACATGATAAATAGAGCCAACACCAAAGGCGATACTCTCGCCCCTGGCATTGACATATCTCAAAAATTCAAATTCCTTCATGACAGTGCCCTCGCAATCTGCTTGAACTCATAGGCAGCAGCCTTCTGCTGTTCGGAATAGCTTGTTTCTTTTGCGTTGATGGTCTGGTTTACTGTTATCGGCTTTACGCCCTGATCCACGAGCTGGGAAAGCAGGCCGACCATCTGGCCGAGCAGTTCTGCCGAAGCACCTGCGCCGGACTCTTCACGCACTATCTGCCGTAAGTCATCAAGGGCACCCACGAACTCCGGACGCTTCTCGCCGACACCGATAATGGAAGGCCGGTCAAAGATACCGCCCTTGTCATACCATTCGACTGAAAGCTTGGGAACCTTGCCTTCCTTCAGGTCGAACTTTCCCTCGATCTTGAAATGTGGCAGTTCGATATCCGGAAGCTTCCACTCAAAGTCGAAGATCTTCTTCAGCCAGTCCACTACTCCAGTCATGTACTTCTTGATACTTTCAAAAGTACTCGTGAAGGTGTTCTTTATGCCGGTCAGCAGGGTGTTCACAGTGTTCTTTACTGCATTCAGCCCGGTATTGAAGACGGTCTGTATGAATGTCAGTACTGTGCTTACCTTGTTCTGTATGTTGTCAAGCTGTGTAGTCCAGTACTGAACGATAAGCGTCAATGCCGTGCTTACTGCCGTCTGTATTGCCGTCAGGACTGTATTCCACAGGTTCTGTATGAATGTCAGCACTGTGCTTACAACGGTCTGCACTGCCGTCAGCTGTGTCCTCCAGTAGTTCACGATGAAGGTCAGCACTGTCGTCACTACATTCTTGATGTCTTCCAGCCTGTTCGTAAAGAAATTCTTTATGGAAGTAAGGATGTTCTCAGTGAGTGCCTTCATGCCTTCCATGTATGCCTTTACTACTGTCACAATGAACTGCCATACCCTGCTCACAGTGTTCTTGATATCGGAAAGCGTGATGCCGAAATCTTCTTCAATGACATCCAGCCATCCCTTTATGCCCTGGATGATAGCCTGGAAAGGTGCCGTGATGATGTTCAGCACACCTTTGACATAAGTTACTACGCCATCCCATGCCCTCTCCCAGTCACCTGTGATTATGCCGGATACTATCTTCGCCCAGCCGCTTATCAGCTGCATGAGTCCCTTGAGAACCGCACTGATCAGCTTAACTCCGGCTTCAATGTACGGACCGAGTACCATGCAGAAGCCTACCCAGATACCCTTCAAGGCTCCCACAATAGTGTCAAAGTCAATCCCCAGCAGTTCAAGGGATTCTTTTACATCCGCAACTGTCTCAGAGAATGTTCCGCTGATTTCATTCCATATATCGGTAAGCCTCTGGCGGAACTTCTCGCTCGTATTCCAGAGTGTCACTGTTGCAGCAAGTGCCGCAAGGATTGCCGCCACCACTATGCCGACCGGATTGGCCAGCCCAGCCAGTGCGCTTCCGAGCCCTGCCGCACCGCCTTCTGCACCGCCAAGTGCAAGTGTTATGGTTTCAATGGCAGACGATAACTGCGGTGCAAGCTGCATTATGCCTCCCACTATCGTCATGAGCTTGCCTGCGACCACCAGCAAAGGACCGAGCGCCGCTACGGCTATGCCGATCTGTGCCACGGTCTCCTTCTGTTCGTCCGTAAGCGAATTGAACTTGTCCACCAGCTCCTGAATGGCATCCGAGCATTTAAGGATTGACGGAGCAAGTGCCTCGCCCAAGGATGTGGCCGCCACATCAATGGAGCTTTTCAGCTTTGCAATCGAACCGCCGAAACCGCTCATCATGGCGTCTGCCATTTCAGCTGTGGTGCCTTCCGCAGTCAGTGCGTCTGACAGTTCCTGTACCTCACTCGGTGCAGTGTTAATGAGTGCCAGCCACTTTGACATGTGGTTCTTTCCGAAGATGGCAGAAGCCGCAGCTATCTGCTCGGACTCGGAAAGGTCTGCAAAGGCATCATGCAGTTCCTGCTGGATCTGCACTGTGTCCTTCATTGAGC